AATAAAAGGAAAAGAAAAGTTTAGATACAATGTCAGCGATTATTACTGATCAATTTAGAATTCTGAACGCAAACAACTTTGTTGAATCAGTAGAAAACATTAATAATTCATATTACGTTTTCATTGGATTACCTAACCCTGCTGGTACTGGTTCCTTAGTTGGATACGGTAGATCTTCTGATTGGAACTCAACTACACCTGCACCAACCGATAGTTTTTCCTATCGTTCACATACAGGTGATACAATGATGTTTGGTAAAAAAATATCATCTGCAAATATAAGAAGAATTATAAGAAGAGTTGATTGGGTTGCAGGAAGTAGATATGAAATTTATAGAGATGATTATAGTGTAGAAAATCCAAGTCCTTTAACAGCAGCAAATAGATTATATGATGCGAACTACTACGTACTTAATTCCGACTTTAAAGTTTACGTTTGTATTGATAATGGATCAACAGGAGCTAACCCTCTTGGAAATGTCTCCCAAGATGAACCTACATTCACAGACTTGGAACCTTCAAAAGCAGGAAATAGTGGTGACGGATATCTTTGGAAGTATCTTTTCACTGTTTCACCTAGTGATATTATTAAATTTGACTCAACTGAATTTATTACTGTCCCAAATAGTTGGAACTCTAGTCAAGATTCTCAAATCAGATCAGTGCGTGAAAATGGAGACTCATCTGTAAACCAAAATCAAATTAAACATGTATACATTGAGAGTGCTGGAAGTGGATATGCAAATGGTTTAAGTCAAGAAGTTGATATAATTGGTGATGGTGATGGTGCAAAAGCACGAGTTGACGTTGTAAATGGTACAATTACGGATGTTACTGTAAGTGCTGGAGGAAAGGGATATAGTTATGGTATTGTAGATTTAGGAACATTAAGTAGTGGTGTTAGTACATCTACTGGTCGTGCAAAACTTATTCCAATTATTCCACCAGGTTTAGGTCACGGTTCAGATGTTTATACTGAATTAGGAACTGATAGAGTTATTGTTTACGCAAGATTTGATGATTCTACTAAAGATTTTCCAATTGATACAAAGTTTTCACAAGTTGGTGTAGTTAAAAATCCTACAAAAGTAGGAACAGCAGTAACTTATACTGATAATACATATTCTTCATTACAAGCAGTTAAGTTTGATACTGTAACTGGAGTTCCTGCAGTTGGTGAAGAAATTAAACAAGTATTAACTGTTTCCCCTAATACTAATAAAGTCGCAACAGGATATATTGCATCCTATGATTCAGAGACTAAAGTGTTAAAATATTTTAGAGATCGTTCTCTTAATTTTAATCGAACAACATATGATCATACTGATTATGCTGGTATTTCAACTGCTGGTAGAATATATCAATTTGAATCTGTAACAGGTGCGAATAATATTGAAGGTAAGTCATCATTCTTCTCTGGTGCTATATCTCAGTCCTTTTCTGGCATTACAACAAACCCTACAGGTAATAAATTAATTAACTTGGGTGTGAACTTTATTTCAGGACTTTCTAATTCTGAGATAAATAAAGGGTCAGGTGAAATAGTTTACCTAGATAATAGACCCTTGATTGTTAGAAACTCTCGTCAAAAAGAAGACATTAAAATCATACTAGAATTCTAAAAATGCCACAAAAGACTAACTTAAATATATCACCTTATTATGATGATTTCGATAAGGACGATAATTTTTACAAAATCCTGTTTAAGCCTGGATACCCAGTTCAAGCAAGGGAATTAACTGGTTTACAGTCTCTACTACAAAATCAGGTAGAATCTTTTGGTAAGCATATATTTAAAGAAGGTTCAATGGTCATACCAGGTAACATTGAACTAGACCGCACATATTTTTCTGCAAAAATAAATGATGTACATCTTGGCATTGATGTTTCAGTATATTTAAGTAGTTTAATAGCAGCAAATAATGGTAGAGGAACAAGAGTTCGAGGTCAAACATCAGGTATTGTAGCAACAATTAAGAATTTTATTTTACCTCCAGCAGAAGGTGTTGATAGTATTACTATTTTTATAAAATATCAGCAGTCAGGAACAAATGGTCAAAGTCTTGCTTTTCCAGATGGTGAGGTATTAATATTAGAAGAGCCACTAACATATGGCAACACAACTCTAACAATTGGTGAAACAGTTTTAACACTTACGTCAGAAGATGCAACTGCAACAGGTTGTGCTTTTGGTGTTAATGCGGGTGTATATTTCTTACGTGGTAGTTTTGTAGACGTACAATCATCTTTAATAATTTTAGAACCATACTCTGTTGAACCATCTTATAGAGTTGGTTTTGACATATCTGAGGAAGTAATTAACTCAAACGACGATCCAAGTTTATATGATAATGCAAAAGGATTTACAAACTTTGCAGCACCAGGTGCAGATAGATTTAAAATAACAGTAAAACTTGCTAAAAAAGCATTAACAGACTACGAAGATACAAACTTTGTAGAATTGATGAGAGTTGATGGTGGTGAAATAAAAAGATTACAAGATTCATCAACTTATAGTGAGATAAAAAAATATTTTGCAAAAAGAACTTTTGATGAATCTGGAGATTATTCAGTAGAACCGTTTAGAGTTAATATTCAAGAATCATTAAATGATGAAAGAGGTAATGATGGTCTATTTACTGATGATAGACTAACAGATGAAGGAAATACTCCAGACGCTGATTTGATGTGTGTCAAATTATCTCCAGGTAGAGCATATGTTAAGGGATTTGACGTTGATTTATCAGGAACTACTGTTGTAGATGCTAATAAACCAAGAACTACAAGTACGATTGATACATTATCAATCCCATTTAAAATGGGTAGTTTGTTAAGAGTTAATAATGCACAAGGAACTCCTTTTATTAACATTGGTGGAACTGGAACTAATGTTATTTCACTACACGGTCAAAGAAAAAGTGGATCAAATGCTGCTAATGGTTTACAAGTTGGACAAGCACGAGTATATTCATACGCTGTAACTGATGCTTCTTATGCTGGTGCAAGCACAGAATTTGACTTACATTTATATGATATTCAAACATTTACCATATTAAAATGTGGTGCATTTACAGGAAGTCAAGTTGTTACAGGAGCAAGAGTAAGAGGTTTATCAAGTGGAGCGATTGGATATGCTGCAAAAAATGCAGGTTCTACAGGTTCAAATGAAATAGCATTATTACAAACAACAGGTACTTTTATTAAAGGTGAACAAATAATAATCAACGAAAAACAAACTGATCAATTTGTATCAATAAAAGATATTCTTGCATTTACGATTGATGATGTAAAAATGGTATTTCAGGATGCAGACGGATTAGATGCATCATTACCCTCTGATTTTAGTGCAGATACAGTACTATATGATCGCATATTACCTGGTTTTTCACCCTCAGATCAAATTAATATAGTGGGAACTGCAGCAACTGCTGTTAATCGTAATTTTGCAGGAAAAGTTGGTATTCATACTGGATCTATTATTGCATATAATGGTGAAGGAAGTGTACCTAGTTTTAATGAAGTAACAAATATATCCACAGATGGAAAAACTCTTACATTGGCAGCAACAACTAGTGTCACTGGTGTAAACCTTGGTGTCACTGCAGCCACTAGTAAAACAACATCTTCTCCATTTAGAGTAAAAGTTCCATTAGTTCAAAATTTTGAAAATTCTGGAATTTTTGCAGAATTACCAAAACAAAATGTTTCAACTGTAAATTTATCTGATTCAAATTTAATAATTAGCAGACAGATTACAAATCAATCAATAAATTCTAGTTCTATTTCGTTTACATCAACACAGGGTTTGAATGCAAGTGTTGGAATAACTAGTGTATTTTTTGAACCATTTGATGCAGAAAGATATTCTATACATTATTCAGATGGAACAACAGAAAAATTAACCGAAGATCAAGTTACTATATCGAATGGTGGTGGTAATATACAATTTGATGGTTTATCAAAATCAAGTGGTAATGCAACAGTTAATGTAACTCTTAAAAAGTTAGGTGTTACAAGTAAAACAAAAGATTATGTAAGAAGTGAAACTCTTGAGGTTACAAGAACAAAAGGAATTTCAAATGTTAATAGTGGATTGACATTGAGTAACGCTTATGGATTGAGAATTGAAGATGATGAAATATCTTTAAATGTTCCTGATGTTGTAAAAGTTATTGGTGTTTTTGAATCAAAAACAACTGCAACCCCTGTTTTAGATTCACTTACTTTTGTTTCAGGATTAAGTTTGAACACTAATGTTGTTGTTGGTGAATTAATTAGAGGTGATAATAGTCGTGCAATAGGTCAGATAGTTTCTGCTACATCTAATACAGTAAGTTTTGTATATTTAAATGGTAGTAAATTCACAGTTGGTGAAATTGTTAGATTTGATGAGTCATCAATTGATACAATTTTACAGGGAGTGACTGTTGGTAATTATATTGACAGAACAAGCAATTTTGTATTAGATAGTGGTGATAATATACAATATTCTGATTATTCAAGAATTATTAGAAAAGAAAAATCTGCAATACCATCCAAAAAACTTTTAGTAATTTTTGATAGATATCAAGTATCAAGTGCCACCACTGGTGACGTATTCACTGTCAACTCATATACTTTAGAAAGATATACAAGCGATCTACCAATCATAGGAGGTATACCTGCATCAGATATTCTTGATTTTAGACCCAGAGTAAATGCATTCACTCCCTCTGGAGATATATCACCATTTTCATTCGGTGCTAGAACATTTGAACAAAGTAATCCTTTTGTTATAACACCTAATGAAAGTTCATTACTAGGTCTTTCATATTTCCAAGGTAGAATTGATAAATTAGTCCTCACTAAAGATGAAGAGGTGAGATATGTTCAAGGAGAACCATCAGATACTCCAAATCCTCCATCTCTTAATAGTGATGCGATGGAAATTGCAGAAATTATTTTACCACCGTTCCTTTATGATGTAGTTCGAGAACCAATTATCAGAATGAAAGATAATCGTAGATATACGATGCGTGATATTGGTAAACTTGAGCAAAGAATTGAAAATTTAGAAAGAATCACTTCATTAAGTGCATTAGAGTTAGAAACTAATACATTCCAGGTAAGAGATGCAGATGGTTTGAATAGATTTAAAACTGGTTTTGTTGTAAATGATTTTAAAGATAGATCATTTATTGATTTTAAACCAGAGGGTGGTTCAAGATGTGATGTTGACGTTGTTAATCAAGAATTAATACCAGCTGTTGATTTCTGGTCAATGAACCCAGAATTAGCATTAAATACATCTATTGATGTTGCAACTGCTGATCTCAATTCAAACTTAGAACTGCTTGATCCTAATTGTAAAAAAACGGGTGATTTAATAACTCTTGATTATGAAGAAGTTGATTGGATAGAAAATCCACAAGCTACAGGAGTTGAAAATGTAAACCCATTTAATGTCATAGCATTTCATGGTGTTATCAAATTAGATCCTCCATCTGATAACTGGTCAAGAACAATATATGTTGATAATAAGAGAACTGAGTCTACAGGTGCAAGATGGGTTGAACGTTCAAATGTTGTTTCAGATACTTCATCAAGGGGTAGGACATCCACTACTGTAGGAGCATTTGGTGGTTTTAGAACAGGAAGAGGTGTAAGAACAAGAACAAGAAATATTACTAGTCGAACACGAGTTACAAGAAGAATTGAAAGAAGTTTTTCAAATAATCTAGTCGGACCATCAGAGGAGAAAGATTATGTAGAGAGTACAAAAATCACTAGTGATGCAGATCCATTTATGAGGTCTAGAAATGTTTACTTCCAAGCAAGTGGACTAAAACCATTTACAAGACATTATCATTTCTTAGATAGCGGAGTACCTGATATAGTACCAAAAGTAACCGAAATAGAAATGTCATCAGGTACATTCTCTGTTTTAGAAGATGTTAAAGTTGAACTTGGTGGAACTCAAATTGGTTTGATAAGATCACAAGCACCAAACCATAAATTTGGAGATACAGATAGACCAGAATTTGCTGCTGGATTAGGTTCTCCAAATGTAAATATTGAAAAATATGTGGTTGATCCATATGATCGTTCAAGACCAGCACCATCAGAAACTTATTCTGCAACATCAAGATTATTTAATGTGGATGTTACTGCACTTGCAAACTTAGAAAAATATTCTGGATATCTAGTAGTTGGTGCAAAACTCACTGGTGTGACAAGTGGTGCTGTTGCAACAGTTACAAGTATTAATTTATTTTCAGATAACTGGGGAGATGTAATTGGTGCATTTTTCTTTAGAAATGCAAATACAACACCAAAACCACCAACGTTATTTACTTCAGGTACAAAAACATTTAAAGTTACCTCAACTGTAGATGGTTCAATACCTTTACCCTCAGATTTACCTTTAGCAAGTAGTGCAACAGGAACTTATCTTGGAACAGGTGTTGTTCTTACTCAAACAAATAATGTAGTACAAGTAAGAAATCCACCTCGTCCACCAGTTAGAGAGAATGAAATTGTTGTTAATGTAACAGAGGATGTTAGTGTAAGACAAGATACACAATCAGTCAGAACTCCTCAAAGAAGAAGAGGAGGAAGAAGAAGATGGAGAAGAGATCATGGTGGGTTCACTAATAGAAATGAGGGTAGAGGAAGAAGATTTGGAAGAAGAAGACAACCTAGAAGAAGGAGAAGAGGAGGAAGAAGAGACCCTCTAGCACAATCATTCACAGTAAATGAAACAGGAGCATTTTTAACATCATTTGATGTGTATTTCGCATCAAAAGATGATACTGCTAAACTAACAGTACAACTTAGAACAGTTGAATTAGGTATACCATCACTTAATCTAGTACAGGATTATGCAGAGGTTATACTAAGTCCAGAGGATATCAATGTTTCTAATGATGCTTCAGTCCCAACTACTATAAAATTCTCAGCTCCAGTATATTTACCTCCAGATGAAGAGTATGCTTTAGTATTCATATGTCCATCATCTGACAAGTATACTATGTGGGTAGCGACAATGGGTGAAAAATCAATTAGAACAACTCAGTTGCCTGATGTTCAAAATGTAGTTGTATCAAAACAGTATCTAGGTGGTAGTTTGTTTAAATCACAAAATGGTACAATTTGGACTCCTAGCCAAAATCAAGATTTAACATTTAAACTTCGTAAAGCAAAATTTGTAGATTCAGGAACCGTTACTTTTTACAACACACCTATTGAACCAGGTAATCGTAATACACAGGTTGTTGTTAATAATCCAATCCGCACTTTACCAAGAAAACTTAAAGTTATTCTAACTGGTGGTGGAACGAGAACAAATTCTAATTTACCAATTGGTAGAAAAGTTAGCACGGGTGCTGCTGGTGACTCAGAAGATCAAAGTGTAACTGGTATTATTGAAGGACAAGGTGCTCCAATTTCAACTGAAGAGGTTATTGTTGGTGGAACTGGATATTCATTTAGTAGTTCAACTGCTGTTCCAACAGTTGCTTTGACTGGAAGTGGAAGTGGATGCACAGTTAATGTTACGGTATCAAGTGAAGTAGTTACTGCGGTTGCAATCAACGCTGCTGGAACTGGATATCAAGTTGGTGATGTTTTAACCGTTGATAATACAAGCACAAAAGTAAGTAGAGGTGGAGGATTAAAATTCACTGTTACTGCTATTAACACCACATTTGATACTTTATATTTGACAGATGTTCAAGGTGAAAAATTCACCAATGGACAACCACTAGTTCAGTATGGTGCGAGCAATGATACAAGAGCAGTTGTCACAAATGTAACTATAAGTGGAGATTCAACAGTAAATGGTGATTTATTTGCTGGTAATGTTTTTGAAGTAACTCAATATAATCATGCTCATCATGGTCAAACAAATAAAGTTGAAATTCAAAATATCAAACCAGATACTACAATAGTTCCGACTACATCATCTTTGACTGCAGAAAGTACAACTGTATCACTCGCTAACACATCACCATTTGCCACATTCTCAGGTATAACAACTGACAGAGGTGAGGCACTTATAGAAGAGGAAATTGTTTCTTATGTTGTAGGTACAGGCGAACTAACTCTTACAAGAGGTGTGTTAAACACAGTAGCGTTAACACATCCAGAGGGAGCAAGTATACAAACATATGAAGTTGGTGGAGTATCACTCGCTGGTATTAATACAACGTTTACAGTTCCAACTAATACAACTCTTGTTAATGAGTCCAATATTGACAATTACTATCTTGAATTCAATAGAACTGCATTAGATCCACTAAATCAGAGAACTGGAAATTCACTATTATGTTTTACAGATGAAAAGGCAGCAGGTGGAGATGCTGTTAGAATATCTCAAAATCATCAGTATACTTCATTTGAACCACAAATAGTATTCATCACACCAGGTGCAACAACTGATGTTGTAACAAGTATAAGAACCATTAGTGGTACAAGTGCAAATGGAACTGAAATATCATATGTTGATCAGGGATTTGTGGATATTTCACTCAGTGAGACAGTATTTTTTGATACTCCAAGATTAATTGCATCAACAATAAATGAAGATAAATTAACATTCTTCCCTAAACAAAAATCAATTGCTTTGAATATAGAGATGACATCAGATGATGAAAATTTATCACCTGCTGTTGACTTAAAGAATGCAACATTCATATATGGAAGAAATAAGATTAACAATCCAGTGGGCATTGAAAATTATGCAACTAATAATAGTGCGAATCAATTACTAAATGATCCTCACGGTTCAGTGTTTATTACACAACCCGTTGATTTAAAACAACCTGCAACATCATTGAAGGTATTGATTGGTGCTAATAGACCACCAGATGCAGATTTCAGAGTATTTTACAGATTGTTTACTGCAGATTCGTCTGTTGTATCATCAACCTACAGAGCATTTCCTGGTTATAAAAACTTAATTGATACTGATGGAGATGGATTTGGAGATGATATAATTGATGTTGCAAATAATGACGGTAGACCAGATGCATTTGTTTCACCTGATGTGGAAAATGGATTCTCAGAGTATCAATTCTCAGTAGACGATCTTGAACAATTCACTGGTTTTACAATCAAAATAGTAATGATTTCAACTAATGAGGCTGCACCAGTAAGATTTAAGGACTTTAGAGTTATTGCATTAGCATAATGAAAAATTTATTGAAACTTATGAGTATTGCATTTGTTAAAGGTTACATTTTAGGAGTGATATTATTATGATGCCAGTTGATGGACACAAAAATTTAGTTCGAGATGAAAAAACTAATGCTATAGTTAATATTGATAATGCTGGATATGAAACATATATGGTTAGTAGAAGAATTAATTCTGATAAGCAAGCTGAAATAGATGCTATGAAAACAGAGTTAGAAACTCTAAAATCTATGTTGAATGATCTTGCTTCAAAGATAACATCATAGTAAATATAAATACTTTTTAGATCTGAACACGCTAACCTAGATGGCAGATATCAAAGTCAGAGTTGGACAACAAAATGCTACAAAAGTGATTTCTTCACTCGCAGGTGCTGCAACTCTATCATTATCAGAATTAAGTGACGTTAACATAGTCAATCCGCAAAATGGGATGGTACTAGTTTATAATGCTTTGACCAAAAAATTTGACGCAACATTGGAGTTGACTCCAGGTGCAACACAGAACTTAGACATCAACGGAGGAAATTTTTAAGTGGCTAGTATTATTAGAATCAAA